TAAAATGGATTGAACTTATTATGTTTATAGTAGTAATACATTAACGAGTCTGTCTGTTGTAATGGTTCGCGTATATAAGTTATATAGAGTATAAATAAGGACTTAAATAATATACGACAATATACAACATCACCAATGCCCGACTATTCTAAAAGTATCATATACACTATCCGAAGCAAGGATAATATTTATGTAGGTTCTACCGTCAATTTTAGGTCACGCAAGAACAAGCATAAAAGTAGCCTTACCAATGAGAACAGTAAAGAATATAATATTAAACTATACAAGACTATTCGTGATAATGACGGCGAGTGGGACATGCAACCGCATTCGATTTTTCCGTGTAATTCTAAACTGGAACTCACGATTGAGGAGGAGCGCATTCGCCAGCTGTTAAATGCTGATTTGAATATGAAATCTTGTGGGACTGGGTTGGCTTTATCAGAATATAAGAAACAATATCGTGACCAATATAAGGACAAATATACCGAATATAAGAAACAATGGTATGAGCAAAATAGAGATGAACATAAGGAAAAAATGAAACAATATCGTGAGCAAAATAGAGACGAAATTAGAGAATATAAGAAACAATATCGTGAGCAACATAGAGAGGAACTTAGAGAAAAAGGACGACAGAAAGTAACCTGCGAATGCGGTTGTGATGTAGCAAAATATTGTTTAACAAAACACCGTAAAACAACCAAACACATTCTCCTTATGGAGAAACTAAATCAATAAATACATTTTATATATTGTTAATATAAAATGTCTATCATAGAAGTTCCGAACGAGGATTTAGATATATCAAAAATTCAAATGATCTGTGATAAATGTATAACAGACGCTAAGGGCCGTTCTGTAGCCGCTCCTCTCATGGATACTTCGCATTTTTATATCATATCGGGAGCGAGTGGATCGGGAAAATCAAATCTCATTGTTAACCTACTGAAGAGCAATAAAACCACGAAAGACAAGAAACATAAAAAAAGTTATAGAAATGCTTTTGATAATATTATTTTGGTTAGCCCCAGTGCACACACGATAAAAGATTCGCCTCTAGAAAATATATCAGACGATCAGAAATTCGATTCTATATCCGAAGATATGTTCGATTTAATAGATTCTATGACCGAAGACGGTGTAGAAGAAAATAAGCATACACTGTTGATTTTAGACGATGTATCAAGCCAATTGCGAACAAAAGAAAACGAGAAAATGTTAAATCAGCTCGTGAAAAATCGGCGGCATTTAAATTTAAGTATTTGGATTGTGACCCATAAAGTGACCGATGCACCACCATCAATGAGAAGTAACGCGAATTTGATATTTCTATTCAACCCTAAAACCAATAAAGAAGTGTTGACGATACAAGAAGAATATATGATGATGCCGAAGACCCGTGCAACCGAGCTGATGGACGCCGCATATAAGGACCGATACGACTTCTTATTGATCGATACCTCATTAAGGACGGGCAGCGATTTCAGATATTTCAGGAATTATAGCGAATTGATATTTAAAAACTAAAAACGAAATTGAATTTTATTCTCGACTAAATATATAACTATGAGTATTATAGATGATATCGCGAAAGGAATCCGTGATGCTGACAAAAAGGGAAAACTACAGAGGCGCAAGCGGCGGCAGAATAAGAAGCAGGCCAAAGCTAAAAAAGCAGGCGACGCTGCGAGTGTAAAGATGTTTGGCGATCGCAAAGCAAAGACTGCTAAAAAATCAAAGAAGAATCAGAAAGAAATTAATAAGCTGGGCGCATCAGTGCTGAAGCGCGCAGGTAAAGCTGCTATCGTCGCTGGTGCTGGCGGCGGCAACCCTGCCTCGCTTGGTGCTGCAGGATTGGCCTTCGTAAGTTGATCTGATAAATAAAATATTGTCCTTATATAATATGGACTTGCGCTCGCTTGATTTAGCAATTCAAAACAACATTATAATGTTCCAACGACCGACATATAAATATATTGACCAATTGAACCGATATCATTCCCATTATTGGAGCGACAATTCTTGCTTCGGAAAATATTCGAATGGGTTGATATTAGATTCAATCGGATTAGAAAAATATTTTAAAACCGAGTTCTTACGTCATGATGTTGATCTTGAATGGGCTAATTACAGATTAGATATTGCATTGAATGAAATTAATAAACTTACTTAAATAATATAGAGTATATATATATAATATGAATATTACAATTCCAACTCCAACACCACCAATGCTTCCTAGTAGACCGCGACAATCTGTGTTTAACGAGACTTATCGCAATAAACACCGAGAGAAATATAACGCATATATGAAAGAGTATCAACGGATTCGTCGTAATGATCCGGTAGTTAAAGCAAAGATTCGTGGATATCAATATAAATATTATGAAAAGAAAAAGGCGCAAAAGCTAGCTCGTGCTCAATAAATAGATTTTTAAAATATGCTTTGTTAGCTCAGATGGTTAGAGCGCGTGGCTGTTAACCGCGAGGTCGTGAGTTCAAGTCTCATACAGAGCGAACCCCAATAATATACTAAACGTGAAATATTTAGTATATTATAAATAGAGTAGAATTTTGTTTTAAAGAGAATAATATATAGAGTATATATAATGCCGTTCTCTCCGCCAAAGAAAAAAGAACAACTAGATGAAGAAGAAGAGGAAAGGCTTTGTGGTGGGTGTGATAGACTCGAAAGCAAGTGTTATTGCGTTACCGTTGAATGTATCTGTTGCGGAGGCACTGACCATAGGTATAATATGAGAAGTAATATGGAGATTAACGAAGATTTCTATACGCTCCCAATCGAGGAACAACTGCGGAACGTGATGTGTGTTGCGTGCATTAATAATGACGGTGACGACACAGACTCAGATGCCGATTATTTTGACAAGCAATGTAGCAGTGACGAGGAAGATGACCAATAAATATTATTAATAATAAATTTGAATTTATTTATTATTAACGTTGAATAGAGTAATTCACACTGAATATTGAGCTGCTAATCGTTTATATTTGTTTTTAATTTCAGCTCTAGTAAGTTTTCTATTTAGCTTGTCTTCAGAGTTTTTGATTAACCCCGCTATATATAATTCGGATTGGGCTATAGTAGTAATGTTTGGTTTTTTTTTCATAATTCCCGATGCTGCGTCAAGTAGTATAAGTTTTGTAGTATGTTGATATGATACATTATGGTTAGCCCTTCCTATAGGTGTTGCTTTATGCTCACCTCCACAGATAGGACAAAATTCCATTACATCGTTCTCTGTTTTTTTTGGTTTAATTTTATTCTTATTGGCATCATAATATTTTTTATTTGCTAGAGCCTTTTTGGCGGCTTTTTCAGCTGGTGTTAGTTTTTTAAATGTTTTCGCTGATGTAGGCGGATTAGTATTAGAAACGATATTAATATCCAGCTTGGATTGTAGGGCTTTGGCTTTCATAGCAGCTTCTTCAGCAGCTTCTTCCGCATCCCATCTCTCTTGTTCAGCCGCCGCTTCCGCCATCTCCGCCTCATATTCGCTGGCAGAAGTCATTTTATTATCGGTTGACTCACGCATGGCGGCTGCTTTGTGTGTTTCGCGTAGGATTCGGGCTCTGTTGAAGTAGTCTTGCCGGTGGCTATTCCAAGTGACGTGGCTATGGAACTTCGATGGTTGCGATTCGGATATTGGGACGTAATTCCAGTGCTGCCATTGGTCTTGATCTATAATATCCCAAGTCTCGTCTTTGTATTCGCGTAGGTAGTTTGGCATTTCATTCTCTGAATTATATAGAATAACTTCCATTTCTGATATATATATATATGAATATACTTTAAATACTTATTTATACTTTATTTATCTTAATTTAACTTGTTTAGGGTCCATATCTTGATTTTCAATCCGTGGATTATGAAATGCTCAAAAAAAATATGGCAACCGATTATATGCTTTCTATTTTTTCAATATAGAACCTAAACAAGTTAAATTCAGTAAAATAAGACAGATAAATTTACTGAATTTAAATTCCTAAAGTCTCTCTAGGGTATATATCCATATTATGAACCATATGAAACATAATATGTTTTCATTAAACATAATATGAAACATAAGAAACATAAATTTACTTAATTTAGGTTTTAAAATCTATATATCAAAAGTAAATTATGAAAAAGAAAAAACACAATGGTAAATATTTGTCGCTATTCATTTTCTTGATATAAAACCTAAATTCAGTAAATTTATGAATCACAAGAGATTTACATAAAACTCTCTCTAGATATAATGATAATGAATATAGATTCATAAACAATACCTACATATAGAGGGTATATTGTATAGTTTATAGAGAGAAACTATAACTACAAACATAAGATACTTTGGCTTAAATATAAATTAATAATAGAGTATATATGGCTAGCCTTGCATTGACCGCGCGGGAGTGTAATAATGATTGGTATACACCAAAATCTGCCTTTGCTGATATAGCACACCTTATCCCAAAGGGCAACGTAATCTGGGAGCCGTTCTATGGAGACGGAAGCAGCGGTCAATACCTAACCGAGCTGGGTTTCAATGTAGAACACCACGAACATTTAGATTTCTATGAGTCATCACCTCTCGATTACGATATGATCGTAACGAATCCACCGTATACGTCTAAACCAAAGACCTTTAAGCGTCTGTATGAGCTAGACGTCCCGTTTATGATTCTAGTTCCGGTGTCGACGATAACCAAACAGTTTACTAAGCGGTATTTCATTAACGAATTACAGATGGTGATTCCATCGAAGCGCATCCATTTTGTTAGTGGTGGTGAGCAGTCCAAACGGAGCTGGTATGATGTCTGCTGGCTGTGCTATAAAATGGAGTTAGAACGCGACATTACTTATCTTTAATTTGCGATTGAATCAATCTTTGGTGTTTCTTTGATTTCTTGTGTTGCTGTAAATTATGTTTCGTTACATTACAACCGCATTCGCAAGTAACTTTCTGTTTCCGATGTTCAGCGAGTTTAGCTTTATTTTCAGTCCTATATTGTTGTTGATATTCATCAATTTTAGCTTTATCTTCCGTATAGTATTGTTTTTTATATTCTTTATCACCTAACTCGCTAAGATTAATTCCTGTTCCGCACCGTTGGCTATTTAAATCCGCATTTAATAATTTGCGTATACGCTCTTCTTCGATGGTTTGTTCGATTTTATCGTTACACTGATACTTAGAGTGTGGTAGCATACACCACTCATTACCGTTTGCTCTAATCGCTTTATAGAGTTTTAAATTATAAGTTTTCTTATTCTCATTAGTAATACTATTGGTATGTCCACTCTTACGCTGTGTAAAGTTCGTCGTGCTACCGACATATAGCGAGTTGCCCGTCTTGATAGTATAAATTACAGTTTTTTGAAAATCGATAGGCTTCTTTGGCATATTAATCTATATTATATAGTGTCATTTGTTTTTAAATTAAAATACTTATTCTAATACTTATCTATGATTCGCTAAATAAGTAATCTAATAAACTCAATGGAATAGAATATCTTTCCATAGTTGTTG